ACTTGAAATAAGAAGACCTGTATCAGCTACATGAGTTAGGGAAACATCTTGGTCATCTCCAAAATAAACAACTGCACCATCAGCTAAGTAAAGATCACTAAACTCTAAAGCACTAGTACCAAGTGCAGCACCATCAGAAGCATCAGGTACAAAAGCTGTAGTAGCAGTTACTGTTGTCCCTTGTACTGTACTAGAACCAGTTAAAGCCCCGGTAACTCCTAGTGTACCACCAACAGTTGCGTTTACATCGACTGTTAAAGCATCTGTAGTAACTGTTCCATCAAAATAGGCATCTTTAAATTCAACTGAGCTAGTACCCAAGTCTATATCATTATCTGTTACAGGTACTATTACTCCATCCTGAAATCTTACTTGTTCTACTGCCGCACTTGAAACTTCAACAAAAACTCCCCAACGATTATTTGAATCGTCAGCTACGATTTTATTTAAAAAATCCTGATCACCAATAGTATGAATATTACCGCCTTCGCCGGATGTTCCGTCATGCCTGTGTCCAGTAGTTGAACTAGAAGCATATGAAAAAGCAGTCAGAAGCTGATTAAATTCATCATTAAATAATGCAGCAGTAATTGTGTCTCCATCTGACATGCTGCTTTGTCTAGTATAACTTGTAGCCATTATTATCTCCTACCAGAAGGTCTATAATCTACATAGAAACCATTTATTGAATAAGGTGCTTTTGTATCCTGACTATATATTTTAAAGGCTATATTATGTCCACTTCCTTGTACTGCCTGTCTTGCCATAGGGTCTTGAGAAGCTCCGAATACTGCTGAACCAAAAATTCCCGTAGACGAATCGCCAAAAACTGCGGGAGTTGGTATTGAATCTAATGTATATAAAGGAGGTTGAGGTCTATTAGTATCATCATAATCATACGATATCTGTAAAGTAGGCTGAACTGTTCCTTCAGGCGTAAAAGATATTTTTGTATAATGTAATGATTTTAGTGTACCTGCATCTCCAAAATCTAAATTAGGTGTTTTATATCTAGCATTTATATTTGTTTGTGTTCCTGCTGGATTAAAGTCATTGCCAGTATTATGATTATATACATATCCTGATGTATCTCCATGATATACTTTTTCTATACTGTCACTATCAAATCCTGATGTTAGACCGTGTGCTTTAATACCTGTAGTCTCTGACCACTCAAATCCTTCTGGCGTAATTGTTCCTATAATTCCCTGTGAGGTAGCTGTAAGTTCTGAAGTAGAACTATAAAATAATCTATATTGTGATTTGCTTCTTAATACTGCACTAGTTATTATATATGTATCTATTGAAGCAACTAAGGTAGAAAGAACAGATTGTATATTTCTAGATACAGAACTTAATTCTACGTCACCAATACGTGCTGTACCTGCAACAAGACGAAATCCATCAGGACTTAAAAATATAAGATCACCACCTATTTCCTGAATACTATGTCCATCTAAACAGCCTACGTTCTTGGTAATAGGTGTTATGGCTATAGAAGCAGAAATATTTATATCTGATAATTTATAGATACTATTCTTACAGAAGATAATTAAATCTCCTCGAAAACTTTTTAATCCTACTACTTGATCATCTAATACAATACTTCCAGAACCCGCAGCAGTAAAATCATTTATATCACTTGTGCCACTATAATAAATTGTATTAAGTGCTGTAGCTGCTCCTGCTACTACTAAATGCTTATCGTGCATTACACAATATTTAGGATAAACAACACCACTTACTGTAATCTCTTCATAGAAAAAAGTTCTATCAACTAATGCACCAGTACCTGTCATCTTAAAAAGAGCAGGTTTAATCCCGGAGCCTTTATCAGTAATTACTACCTCACCATAAATACTATTTCCTTCATATAAAGCAAAAGTTGCTTGTGCTTGGCTTGTTCTTGCTGCTGTGCTTCTTCCGGTAAATGTAGAATAATCATCTCCACTACTATCTACGCTTGAACGATTTATTTGTAGCCAAGTTACTCCATCTAAAGTAAAATAAATATTTGTACCCGAACAGGCAATTAGCCCATCCGCATAAACAAATAGCCCTAATATACCATTAGAGCTATTGGGTCTTGCAGCACTACCTCCACCAAATAAAGTATAACCATTTATTCTTCGATAGCCCCCATCTGGATCAACTTCAAAGTTCATTAACTCTGTAGCGAATCCCGGTTGCTGGAGCATTTCAAATTGGTTTAGATTAGTATTTAAGCCCCCTTTGCATGATAATCCATATGCTTGCATATTTAATCAAACCTAACTCTATCGTCTGACATATATAAAGGAACTGTCCCTATTAAATTTTCTCTCATGCTTCTTAATCCTTTTTTATAATCCTCTAAAGCAAATGCTGACATTTGAGGATTATCTTTAAATTGATGTAGATAATATCTAGATTTAGCTAAAACAACTGTCTTATACATATCTGGAAAAACTACTGTATCATCGTGATCTGAAAGCTGAGTAGGTAAATCAAAAGCAAAAAACCAGACACGATATACTTGATCAGGAATAGGACTTAATCCAAACTTCCTTGCATCAGGACTTCTGATAACAAAGTTAGGCTCACCGCCTACGGCTGCATCAGCATCATCAGCATTCTCCATAGGTCTTCTAAAATCTTTCCACTTCTCAGTAGTAAGAAACCTTAAGTTCTTTGAAACATAAGGAGCAGATTCGCCTGAAACTCCTATTGTAGTTAGATAAAAATTATCCCAATCTATAGAACCATAGTCAGCAGTTATATCAGAACTTGCTGCTTTTAGTTCATACCATCTAGTATCTGCTGTAGTTTCTACATAAACATTTCCATACATAGGATCAGTAGCACCACTCTCAGCAGTAGCCAGAAAAGGCCACTGAGGTTCTTCATTTACAATATCTAGGTATGCTCGATTAATACAATCTTTTGCATGTGCCTGTATTCCTACAGCACTTGAAAAAGTAGAAGAGGTTAGTACAACCTCATTCAATTCTCTTAGTAATTCATTTGTTAATTGTAGGAATGTAGTAGCCATAATCTCCTATTTCGCTCTTTTGTTATTACCAAACATTGCTATGGTCTGTCATGTTCGATATGCCGCCACCTATGCTTCGCTCTTTCATTATTACCAAGCATTGCTATGGTATGGGCCAAATTCAGAGCAGCTTGCGAGTATTTCATCGCCTCATCCTGATCTTGACTATAATCCGCTTTTTGGGCTAACGACTTTATTGCTTTTTCGATTTCTACTTTCATGGGTTCTAACTCCTGAATGTAATAATGGCGATTAAGGCCCACCCTTGCCTACTTCTTTCGCTTACGTTTCTTTGCCTTAGCCGCAGCAGCTTTACCTGCCTTTGTATAAGGATACTTAACTCCATTAACTTTTGGCATTAGACTTATCTCCGAAAATTTTATCATAGTTTTTATTATACTTCTTTTTACGATCTCCTAAATAAAAACTCCCAGTAAGACCTAGCACCTTTCCTGTCTTCTTTTTGGTTATTACCATTGGATTTTTTTCACTACCAATTTGAGGCATAACTTCTCCTTAATAAGAAAAGGGGGTATATTTCAACCCCCCCTCCTACTTCTACTAGTCGATACCGTAGAATACGGAACATAACGCATTAGCTCGTAGTACTTTAGCTCCATATACATGGAGTCCTCGTACTATATCGCCAAAGCTGTCAGGATCACGCAAAACTTCAGTACTTGTAATAGTCTGGGCAGTTGCACAAGCCGACATGTGACCAGCAATACATTTACCTGCGGCATTAGATGTCGAGGCAATATTGTTAGTCTTGTACATATCAAACCCACGTAACTTTCCAGATGATACTAAGCCGTTCCTGATGGAACCTTGCCCTGCATTGTAATCAACAGACAAGAGTTTAGAGGAACTTTGAACAAGTTGCTCATAGAACTCAGGATTTGCGAGGAACCAACGCCCCTCGTCTGGTACATTCTGCTCATCCAATAAACGTGACATATGAGAAAGCACATCTATTGGATCATGCTCACCAGCAGCAAATCCAATGTCTAGATTACCAGTACCGTCAAAAGTACCAGCAGCGAGGTCGGTAGCACTATCAGAACCTAAAATGTGATTAGGACTAGACGCAGAAACTCCTGCGAATAGAACTGCAATCACACCTTCATCAAACGCATCTTTTAGAGCATATGCTGCTGAAGAAGACGCAACTGATCGCCAGTTTACATGAGACATATTAGCTTCAATGTCATCAACTTTAAACTTAAAGGCGTTAGCTGTATCGACAACAAGAGTAATCTCTTGGTCTGTCAGCTTCATTTGCGTTACATCTGCACCACGCTCGTATTGATATACGGTGATTGTAGGTTCTTTGATAATCTTTACAGAGTCTCCAAAACTCCTAATTTCACCTGCGTAATCTGTATTAGTAATTGCTTCTGCAACAGATGACTTTCTAAAGTAATTTAGAACTGTCTTGGAATAGACAGCAGGTAGAAAGAAAGAATTATTTTGACCGCTGACCGAGTTAGCAAAGTTAGCATCAGTATCCGTACTTGGCTCAAAATATTGGTCAGATTGGTTATAAGCCATTATTATATCTCCTTAAATAACTATTTTACTATCCTGCCTTCTGACAAGGCTTCTTGAATATCGTCTTGATATTTGTCGAAATCGTCAATAGACATTCTAGCAATTTCCCGTTCTGTCCAAACTTTTGGAGCTTGTGAATCTACAGCCGTTGTTTTGGTAGACACCATATCGGCAGCAGACCCTTTACTCCTAGATTTGGACTGCTTTTGTGGTGACTGAATTATACCCTTTTCTAATTTGTAAAGGTCTATAGCTCGACTTGCTAAATCAGCACTACTATTATTTGCATAAACCCATCTTTGTATATCTTCAGGTTGTTCTTTTGCCCATCCATGAAAATCATCACTACCCCTTATATCTTCAAAATCAGGGTGGTTAGTCTTTAGTATCGACTCTGCTTCTCGTTTTACGAGATCAGCTTCACGTTGTTGGATAGCTGAAAATTGTTGTCGCATACCTGCAACTTGACTTTCACTATGTAAATGTGCAACAGATTCAACTGTTTCATACAAGTCTGGATTTTGCTTTTTAAACTCCTGTAGTTCTTCTAGAGATTTTGGAGCTTTATATGCAGGTGCTTTAGATGCAGCATCTGCTAAAAGTTCTTGTTCTCTATTTTTGAATTCCGAAAGTCTATTATCGTAATGTTTCTTTAGATCGTCATACCTTTTCTTATAATTTACCCTCTTTGATTTTTCAGGGGGCGTTTCAGAATCTTCTGAAGGCGTAGCCTGTTTTTCATTGGGTGCAAAAAATAATCCATCTGCATTATCCGATACTTTACCATCCGGTACATGCCAAGATTTTTTTGCGTTATAAGGGTTAGGTTCTTTCTCCTCTACGGGTTGTCTTTCAGCCATTATACTTCCTCCACGGGGCTTGGTAGTTTAAAAGGTAGCCATAATAATGAATTATTTGTACAGATAATTCAGTATGGGGCTTTTACTTTCAAGGTAGCCGCTATCGTTGTCTAACATTAAGACTAGGCATTTGATTAGAAGCAACCATAGACTTCTTGATTTCTTCGTCTTCTATGCTTTTGTCTCTTTCCATTAAACCACCGTCAAAGGCACGTTCAGCTTCATCCATCATAGTTTGAAGGTTGTCTGCACCTAGTTGATCGGTAGCTTTTTTAGTGACTACAAACTCACCGTCAGATAATCTGGCGGGTATTGAGTCTGAGACACCATCTCCGGGGCCGGTTACTTCTCCAGCACCAGAAAACTCAGAAGCAGTATCTACAACTTTGTCAAAAATCATACTAAGTTGTGGGTCTGCCTCTAAAGCATTCATTAAATATGTTTGTTCTTCTGGGTCTAAAGCTTCATTCATTACGAAATCTACATAATCATCTTCCATTTCTTGATCAGGAAGTTGTGAGGCTTCTACTTCTGCCATTTCTTCTGGCGGTATATTTGGGTATGTGTCTACTGGGGCTGCTGTATCTTCCATTTCTGGAGGAACCATCATAGAGCCTCCAGCTTGTCTTGATTCTCTTCTATTTTTGGCCTCCACCCACTCGTCTAAATCTCCAGGTTCCGCCAGCCTACTTTCCATTAACTCAATAGCTTCCGGGCTACTGCGTCTCTCCGCTTCTGCCGCAGCGCGGTCAAAAGCAGCTTGGTCAGATTCTGCATAGGCTCTTTCTGCTTCAGCCATTCCCTCTTCTTGTCTTTTAAATTGAGCATCTGCAAACGTATCTTCAAATTTTTGTTTTTGTGAAACAAGCTCGTTTAAATATATATCATATTGATCTATATCATTCATTTCATCTCTTACCTTATGCAATTCTTCAATATTAAAAAGAATTGTTTCTTCAGGTAAACCAGGCCCTCTATCTTCTGTTAATAACTCTTCAAAATATTGTATAGCAACGCCTCTTTGACCTTCATATCCTCCGGGATCAGCCGATCCTTCTATAATACGATCTGCTCTTTCTTCAGGGGCAACAGCAGCTTCACGTTTAAGTCTTTTTTCAGTTTCTCTTATAACTCTATCTTTTTCTTTTTTTGGTAAATATTTTGTTGCTTTTTTAAGTAAGGCTTTACCTCCTTCTGTAAGTAAGGCTTTACCTCCTTTAACTAAAGCTCCAAGTTGATATTGCTCTCTTTCAGGAGGAACCATTATAGAGCCTCCAGCTTGTCTTGGTTCTCGCCCTCCCGGCATCCATCCCGGTGGAGGTAAAATAATTTCTAGCTCTTCACCGGCTTCCTCCATTTCTTGAATTTGTTTTTCTGACATGCCCTCTATAGAATACTCATAAGCTGCTTCTGAAGGATCTAGACCTCCCCATTTGTCTTGATCTATGTCCTCAAAATCAGGTTCAAACTCTTTATATGCGGCTGTCTCTGCGGCTAGTTCTCCTTCCTGTTGTCTTTTAAATTGAGCATCTACAAACGTATCTTCAAATTTTACTTTTTCCTTAATAAGAGATCCTAAATATATTTCATATTGATCTGGATCATTAATTTCATCTCTTACCTTATGTAATTCTTCAATCTTAAAAATAATTGTTTCTTCAGGTAAACCACGCTGCCTCCTAGCACCAGCTAATGAAGACTCAATACCTTGTTGGGGATCTTCTGTTAATGTAGCTTCT